AATATCCACGGGTTTGCACCCTAATTGTTCGCTTATGACATCTTGGAACTCCTGCTTCATATTGACGTTTTCCAGCAGGAAATACTTCGGTTTGCATTCTTTCAGAACACGAACAAATTCAAAGAACAATTTGCTGCGCGGGTCATCAAACGCCAATTGGCCTCCGGCAAACGAAAATCCCTGACACGGACTGCCGCCGATCAATAGATCAACTGCTGGCAGATCACCTGCTGTAATCTTCGTTACATCGCCCAAATGGACTGTATCTGGGTAGTTAGCCTTGGCAACTGTGATTGCATACTTATCAACCTCGCTGGCAAAGTAACTGGTGACAGGCAAGCCAGCCCTATCAAGAGCCAGCCTTGCACACGACATCCCATCGAACAAACTAAGTACATTCATTTAAAACCCCTTTCTAGGGTATCCATGTTGTTCAATAAGTTTGCCTTGTTGGTTGTATATCCATCCTTGAATATATGTATCCTCATCCATAAATGTTGCGCCTTTAACACCATATTCTACTTTCAGAACATTTTTGCCATCAAGGTGATTATCAACAAAGTCCTTGCTGACTACATCAATGATAATACCAAACATCCTATGATCCAGAATGCGTGATATTGTTTTTTCTTCAGCGTTTTCGCTGCCATTGTCATCAAGGTAGTTTTTTTCAAAATTCATAGCAAATGAGCCATCATCTGAAAGTGTTGTTGGATCTACGATCATCGTAATATCCACGAATAAATTTTCTGGATCCTGCACACGATCATTCACATTGCTCATGCCGAACATTTTGTATATGTCATCTTTCGCATGGGTATGGATCAGTGAAGCTGATTCATCAGCCTCTTCTATTTCACCATCTTTGTGAAAGTATTTTGTCACGAGATCACGCCTACCATTAGGCTTTATCTCCATGTCATAGACCTCCACCATGTCCCATGTTCCATCAGAACCAGAGTCACCTTGAGGCCAATGGCGATTTTTCAAACCCATTGACACAAACTTTTTGACTTCTTCAACACTCTCCAATCCCATTGTTGAGTGATTTTCATTCACTAATGCGTAGTACGGCATTGCTCTCTCCTTTTGCCCTTATTTAGCTTCTAGTTTATAATCATGGATAATCGTACCCAGATCAGAATTGCCTCTTATGTGAGGCGGTATCCACGTTGGCTCACTACGCCCTTTAATGCGCCTGTGGTGTCCTCTTACCCAATGCTCCCTCTTAGGCGTTCCATGCCCTGTAAACATCTGTTCATAGACCTTTACACCGCGAGGCTTGGGTAACTGGATTGTCACGACCTTGTATTCATTCTTAGGAACCACACGCCCAAAGCGTATATGATCAATCTTTTTTGGCGGCGTTGTGTTTAGATGGATAACCTGATCGTAATTAAGCGTACTAAGTAGCGCGATCAGAAACCTGACATCGCCCATTCCATACTTGCCCTGATCAGCAGAAAAATTACGTTTGACCAACTCAGCCATTTCGTTTGGTTCCCAGCCCATTTTGAACTTTTGTGCTGGTATAGACCAGTGCATAGCCGCCGTTTGGATAAGTCCACACTTGTACATAATCTCGTCCAAGAACTCTCTTTGAACAGGATCTTTGCTATACTTTGCGTAATACCAAGGCGCGAAAATAATATCAGAAGTTTCCTGATTGTAATTTGCTTCAAGCATTTCAGCTTTATCAGAAAATATCCTGTCTCCATTGGAAATTTCAAATCCCATAGGATAAGCCGCAATGCGTTCTGAACCTTCATGTATTGTAATGCCATATTTAGCATAAACAATTTTGTCATTTACCCTGCGGATATGATAACCAGTGCGGTTTCCCTTAACATCGTCACCAAACTTAATGTACATGTCTGGAGTATATTTATCATGAGCGTTTTTTCTTGAAGTCCTACGCGCTTGTTCATCCCACTCTATCCACATACTATCAAAGCACGGCATAGCCCTATGCAACATCGCAAGCAATGTTTGCGGCTTAACAAAAGACGCTTTAACAATCTCGTCCAGAAGCGTATTGTCCACCATAAATTTTTGCATCGTTGCCATATCAGCTTGCATGTTGCGCCTCATAGCTTCAGCGACACTGCCGCCAGTATATACGGCAAAGCCCTTCTTTGTTTCAGCCAAAGCCGCTTGCACCATGTTCGCCAAAACAGGACTGTCTTCTTCCTTGACCAAATTACGGTTTTTCATGTCATCAGCCATGCGCTCAACGCCATCCCATGAACTAGCCATTACACCCTCTCCCATATGTCTTTCTGACGTTGCTTCCAGCCATAGCTGTCCATCGCTCTACGCATGATCCGCTCTGCGGTATCAGTCCAGACCAAGGCGTTCTTCTTTGCCCAGATCCAAGCGTACAATTCCTGCGTTAGCCTTGTGATATTATCGCCCTGACGCTTGCCCACGATATGCCCAATTTCATGCAAGGCAGATACATAGTATCCAGTGTTTTTGGTTGGACGGATTTGTATCTCACGCGGATTGCGTCTTGCCCAATAACGAGGCTCAGACTCATCTAGGCTTTGATATGAAACCCTGATCTTGTGCCGTGCCGCTAATTCCATAACGTGCAATGCCATTTCAATACGTTTAACTGTCATTGCTCTAACCTCAACCATTTTGCTTTAATTAACATTGACTGCGCGTCCTGCAATCCACCTGCCGCGCCAAGTAACAACTCAACCTCTTGATCTGTGGCATCGCTGGTAACTAGACTATGCACAGCGTTGATCGTTTGATTAAGCAACGCTTGAACTTCCAAGTAATCTGTTGATCTAGCCATATTGCCCTCCATTGATAGTGCCTGATAACAGATATAAGAAGTGATTGCATACTTGTCAATAGCAAATATCAATAATGGTTAATTAAGGTTAATTAGCCGTTATTTAGAAATCTTCTAATATGCTTCTGGACGGCACATGGGTTGGTCCTGGCCTGACTGTGCCATGTCGATCAATGTCATCAGGCACATTGTCGGCAAACGCATCTTTTGGCATTCCTTGTGTTGCTCTATCCCATGCGACTTTGTTTGCCTCAACATAATCTCTATAGGCTCTATCCATTCCCTGCATGGCATCAGCCCGTCTGCGTGAACCGCCGCATACATTCGTTAAGTCTTTATTAATGTAGTTTGTCTGGTTTTTATCCTGCATCATTTTCACACTCTGCGGCGCAAGCAAGGTATCCGCAGCCATCAATGTAATTGTCTTCGTGACTTACGTTGCTTTTAATACGAGCAATTTTAAGCAGACTCATTAACACCCCCACATCTGTTGGGCTGACTTCGATACCCAGGTGAATTGACCAGTAACGAGCAATTGTTCGGAAATTATCCTCCATAGCGCCATGATCTGCTGCTCTGTCTTTCGTTACATACTTCTTTGCTGTGTCCAGCACTTCCGCCCTTTTCATTCTTGATGCTCCCTGCATTGCCAAGTCTTCCCGTCATCGCTGCTGTGCCAAGCCCAGTTGCTGCCACAATACGAACAAATGTTCTCTTTCGGCCCGGTGCTGCGCCGTTTCTCCGGGGCTTTTTTGTTTTCCGACATCTCTTTTAGCCGCTTTTTGCGCCACGGATCTGCATATTCCCCAAACAAATCATCAATATTAGACATTATCCCTCGCTGTTACCGCTTCATATTCACCTCGACTCATAGGCCCATCAACTGCTCCGAGCCATACTCTGCCACCTGTAGCCGTCAACTGGAACTTATCAATTCGATTGTCCTGTTGTAGACTACGAACATATCCTTCTAGTGTCTGCTTCCCGATGCCTTGCAGTATCTCAGGGGCATCAGCGTCCTCTGACCGTTTATGAACTCCGTTGTTGCCACTCATATGGGTTAGAGCCACACCTTCGCGCTCACAATGGATAATCCAATCAGCCATAGCGTCCAGCTTCATCTCAAGAACTGTGCCGCTGTTAAGTGATTTGATCTCTTCAGTGCGATCATTTAGCAGCCCAGTCATTGGATCTCGTACAAAATGCCGAACATTTCTACTGGCTGGTCCGTTAGACTTGACTACAGCGCCATCGAAACAACTGTTACGCTGGTATGGTAAACCTAGCCGCTCACAAGTCTTCTTGCCGCGTTGAGCATCAACCTGCCATAACGCAAATGAAGACCTGACCCCATCAACAAGAGCAGTCGTACCCCTGATTAGATTACGCGCTTCTTCGGGTGTTTTAATTACAGCATTGTCCTTGATCTTCGTCATGTGGTGACAAACCAGTACAGATGCACCTGTTTCTGTTGCCATTCTAGCCAGCAGACCTGTTAAAGCAGCCCCCGCAGCCGGATCAGCATTTACATCTGCATGGACAAAAGATGCCAGTGGATCGAACACAATCAGCTTTAGGTTACTCATTTGCAAGATTTGTTCGTATATCTTTTCAAACTCTGCTGTTGTACCGAACTCGCCGTTGGACTCGTTCATAATTGCAAACACACCGCCGACATTCGGAAGCGATACAATCTTCAGATCATGGTTGTAGCCATGCCGCTCTTCAAACGGATCAAGACGCTCAACTCTCCTGTGCATCTCAGCTTCATCATCTTCAGCAGTAAAGATCACCACGTTTCCGAACTCTTTGACCAGACCGCCAAACGTACTTGTCATTGGCTTGCCTGACGCTATCTTCATGCCCATGTCCAGTGTCATCATGCCTTTACCAGCATCACCAGCAGCGGCAAACAGAATAGGAACTCCGAGCGGAAACGTGCCATCAATCAAGAACTTTTGTTCAGGTGCAGTCCCGGCAAACCGACTGACAAGGAATGACTCGTCAAGAAGATTGATGTTTGTTTTAGTTATTTTGGCTTTGGTATTAACAAAGTTTTCAATGTTGTAGCCCTCAGACAAAGCATCTGAAGCATCCCACCCTTCGGGCTTGCCCATTGGCGGCGTAAGCATTGTGACCGACTTAACACCAGCAGCCAAAGCAAAGTCCTGGATAAGATCAGCCAGCTTTTTACCAGCAGGATCATTATCAGGCCATAAGATAAGCTCTTTGTTCTGTAACGGAGAAAAGTCAAACTGGTGAGCAGTCTTCTTTGTTAGCGCACCAGCCCCGCCAATCGTGCAGGTAGCTGTATATCCAGCATGGTTTAGAGCATCAGCACACTTCTCGCCTTCGACCCATATAACACGATCAGATGCCAATACATTCGGAATGTTATATAACGGGCGTATGTCTGGAAACTTGGAGTATGGAGAGCCTTCGACAAATGGCCTGAACTCTTTCTTTGGCTTGCCCTTTGTGTTGAGCATAGGGTTGCCAGCAATGTCCTTGACGTTATACCGCCTAACGGAAACCAGCACCTCGCCATCAGCATTGGTATATACATACTCAGCATCATACGGGCTATTTGAATTGTACTGCGGCCTGATAGGGTTTTCTATCGGCGCGTTATCCCGAACAATTTGCGGCCCAGTGCCGTCAAGGTAGCTAGAAAACATCTCCTTTATTTCTGGGAGCTTCATACTACGCGCTTCCATCAGTATCTTGACGATACCCCCGATACCAACACCACCGTTGAAATCCTGCCCCTGCATGAAGTGCTGCGAGGCAGGATCAATGTTAATTTTTAACGATTGCCCCGGATCACCAAGCAGTGAACCGATGTAAAATGTTTTGCCGTGAACACGCCCAGCAGGGAATGTATCCTGCAAAATCCGAATTTGTTCGCCTTTGGGGACTTTGCGAGAAATCTCCTCAACTATGTCATTACTACCAGATGTAGTATTGCCAAACCTTACCACACTCATTATATTGATCCTTACCAAGCATTGTTTTCAACTAGGGGCGGCTCATACCGCCCCTTCTTTTTGCCAGCAAGTCTTGCGGAACTCGCACCACTTGCAAATAAAATAATCATCATTCTGTGCAACACGCGGCAGCATATCGTTAGCTTCTGTAGCTTTCAGGATTTGTACTGCTTTATCACTGGTAGCTTGTGCAAGCTCACCATTGAACGGAACCATCTCAATGTATATCTCGCTTGTGTTTTTGTTTAACACTGTGAATACACAAGGGTTTTCCGATAGATCCATATAGGCTTGATAGATTGCAATCTGTGCTGCGTACACTGGGTTGGCTTCCGCCACGCCTTTACGAACAAATTCATTGAACTTTTTATCGGAGGCAGACTTACACTCCCACAACATAGGGTATGCCATGTGCAACGGGCCACCACATATGACCCCATCAATATGACCTCTGACCTCCCCGCCAGCAGTCTCAAACCCAAATTGTTCGCCTTTCTTCTCTGTCCGCAGGTCAAAGCCAGCGTCCCTAAAGTACATAATCATCATGTCTTCGATGGTATGACCAAGGCCAAATATGCGTAATGTCTTTGCAGGGAACCCTTTACCCTCATCAACCTGTTGGTTCATGTAGCGATACTGGAGCTTGCGTGAGCAGGGATCGCCAAGAGAAGAAGCGCCAAGGTATTTGCGCCTTGGCTGCTTGCTT